CCGCCGATGCGTTTGAAAACGGCGAGCCCACGCTCGATTTCAAGCTCACCGTTCCCAACGGACAGGCGATCGCGCAGAGCACGTCCGTTTCCACGCAGGCGGACGGCTCGTTGCGCCTCTCCGGCGTATACGCGCTCACTCAGCCCGCCGATTCCGTCACCTTCACGCCGATTCTGCCCGGCCATCTGGGCGAGGAAGACGACTGGCTGGCGGATGATTACGAGCCGACGGAGGAAGAACGGAAGATGGCCTTTACCGTGAAGGCTCAGTGACGGGTATTCACGTACTGAGCCGCCGTTCTCCGGCAGGACGAGAACCTACAAGCTCACACGCCCATCAAAACCTTCGCATCTTCTCAAAGGTGACAGCGACCTTTTTCGGAGGATTTGGGGGCTTATTTTCCCTTTTACGGAGGCTTTTTCGGAGGTTTTTCCCTAACAATACATAGAAAAATTGACTTTTTCGCCTTTTTCGGAGGTTTTATAAGAAGCGATTTTGAAATTATTTATATTTACTTAACTTGAATAGGGAAGGAAATCGAGTGGATACCTCATTTTTCCCGTATCTGATTGGATAAAAGGCGCGTTGTTTTTTGTGCCTGAAAATCCTCCGGAAAAGGCAAAAAAGTTCAAAAAGCTAACAATTACTGAAAAAAATCCTCCGAAAAAGCCTCCGCATATCTCCGAAAAAGTCCTTTTTGCGCCGGATTGCTTTTCTCTTTGTCAGAGCGCCCTTGCTGGGCTGGTTGGATTGTGCTATAATGAAGGTGCGGTGGCTGGCAGGACAGCCGCCCGCGTGTTGTGAAAGCCCTTGACGTTGTATTATGTGGGAGCGTCAAGGGCTTTCGTTTACTCCTTCGCCGGGGCGCTCCTTTGTAATTTCAGCCTTCATCTCGCTGAATCGCCCCGCAGGGCGCGCTCGATTTCGACTCCAAGTACAATGTTGGACGTTGGCTTGAAGACGACCAGAGAGATGGACGTAACGGATGCACAAAGCTTCTTCCGCGCCTTTTGTTGCGGCGCGCACTCCTTGTCACGCCGCGCGCGTTTTGTGTCACGCTTCAAAATCCTCTGAATATGCAAAAAGCCGCCCGTTTTATGCAACGAGCGGCTTTCTCATTTATACGCTTTTCACGCCGTTTCCAGCTTCGGATCGTCGATCATCTCCACCTTTGCATCGGCGAGGTAGAACGGTTCCATGTTCTCCATCTCTTTGATCTGTGCGTCAATCATCGCTTTAAGCGTCGCCGTGTCGAGCCTGATTCCGTGCTTGCGGAGAATCTCCTCAGCATAGACCAGCTTCTGGTCGCCATTGCCTGCGCCGTAGAGCTTCTCAGCCGCAAAAACGGCAATCTGTACCCAGCTCTTTGCCTTGGAAAGCTGCTCGTTCGTCAGCTTACTGCGCAGCCACGGCACCAGATACAGCGACACAATGCCCGCCGCAAGGCTGATGACCGCCTGCGCGAGCTTCGTCAGGTCCAGCAGTACGGCTTCCTGTCCGTCCTGCCCTTCCGCCAGCACCGGCAACGCAAAGACCAGCGCCAGAAGTACCATCATCACGACCAACATTTTCAGCTTCTCTTTCATATTTTAATCCCCTACTTTCTTGAGCGGCACAGACAACCGCTGCGCCGCGCTCTTTGCAATTTCTTCGGACAGCTCCACGCCGACCGAATCGTACCCTTCCAGCTCCGCCGCCGCCAGCGTCGAACCGCTTCCCGCAAATGGGTCCAGAATCCGACCTCCCGGCAGACAGATTTTGCATATCTGCCGCATGATCTCCTCCGGCTTCTGCGTTTGGTGGATGCGCTGCATCCCCTGCACGTTCGCCGCCTTAAACACACCCGGCAGCACCGACACAGGGCGATCAATCGGCAATTTTCCGTTGCTCGCCCAGACCGCAAACTCTGCCTGCTGCCGAAACCGTCCCTTCTGCGGGCGGCTGATCAGTTTGTCCCAGACCAGCGTGCCGCGCCACTGCCAGCCTGCCCACTGCACCGCATCCGTGAGCAGCGGCATCTGCCGCCAATCGCAAAACGCCACCATCACCGCACCGTCGTGACACCGAACGCGCGCCAACGCGAGAACATCCGCCATCATGTGCAGCCAGCTCCGCGCGTCCATCTGGTCTCCCATGAAGTCCGGGAACGGGCACGCTTTCTTGGTCGCCGTGTACTTCTGCGATGTGCTGGCGCTCCGTTCGGCCAGCGTCGCGCCGCCGCTCGCATAAGGCGGATCGGTAATCACCGCATCAAACGCGAGCCCATTGTAATGGGAAAGAAACGCCCGGCAATCGCCGTGATACAGTTCAATCATGGAAGTGCTCCTTCTCTCGAAAAATTTTTTCGACCCGTTTTACAGTTTCGCGCATTCTTGCACAAGGGGCTTCCTTGCACCAAAATTCGCCCCGCTGTATAATCATTTCATGCGTAGTCGGGCAGGCAGAACCGGCGCTGCACTTCCAATCTTCGCCGATTCTGCCCCGGATGCGTCTTCTGGCCGGAAAACGCATCCTTGCCCGCCTATGCGCCCACGCATGAAAGCGTGGGTTTTTTTAGTCCTCCCCGGCCTTGCAGCAGTATTCTCCACTGACCCAGCCGGTATAGCCGCGGTATTCCACCCGCAGCCAACCGCCTTTTTCCTCCAGCACAACGAGCCGTGTCCCGTCCAGGATCATCTTCATGTAGCGCCCGCGCGGTTTCTTCCGCATCCGCAGGCCGCCCTGCGCGCAGACGGTGACAACCTCGCCCTCGGCGCTGTTCTCCGTTTGCTCCTCATCCGCGCTCTTGTCGCCGTCCACCTCGCCCACCGCAATCATCCGATGCACCCCCAGCCCGTTCCACCCCGCCTTCGCCGTCAGCGCGGTTTCGACCACGCTGCCCCGGCTCTTGCTGCTGTGAATGACCGTGCCCCGCTCCGTCACCAGACCGGTGTGGCTCACGTCGCTCGTGCCCACGCCCATGAACGCCAGCATACCAGGCTTCGCGCCGGAAATCCCCGACTGCCGCCAGATCAAATGGCGATACTTCGGCACGCTGTCAAAGCTGTTCCAAAGCTCGTTCGTCCCCGCCGTCGTGTAGCGCTTGTCGCCACCCGGCGCTGTGCGGATGACCTTCTTGACGAGGTTGATGCAGTCCAGCTCGCTGTACGCCGTCCCGATCAGCCCCCCGCGCCACGCGGATGGCTTCTTCTGCCTGAATCATCGGGTTCACCCCCCCTTGCGTCACTCCGTCACGAGGTCTTCACATCCGCTGTCGATCAGGACTTCCCTGACCTTCTCCTTGAGCAGTCGCGGCACCTGCGCAAAAGTCTTCTTCCCAAGCATAATCTGCTGTGCCCAAATCATAGCCATCATATCTTCTTCCTTTCCGCTCATCACGAGCAATCCAAAAATTTTAAGCATATACAATCTCGCTCATCTCGAGGATGCATTGCAGCAGGGTTTCGTTCTGGTCTTCGAGCGCTTTGATGCGCTCCTCTTGCGTCGGTTGCGGTTCTCCCGGCACTGGCGTGTCCGGCACTTCCGGCTCGACGTACACACTGCCGTCGTCGGAGAGCTGCACCGCGTTGTCAAGGGTGCGGTAAACGGTCGTGTAATCGCTAAAATCGCCGAGCTGGGTCACGCCGTCCATGCGCCACGTCGTAAAGCCTGTTGTTGGAGCGTCGGCGATACCGCCAAGCTCAATAACATGCTCACTGTGCCGCGAAAACGTTACTTCCCGGATTTCATCCGAGGCGTTTATTTTGATTTTAATCATTGCATATCCTCGTTTTCACAGTCAATTCCGTTCCTATTTGGTTTATATTTGTACCCATGTAATTTGTTTAGCGCCGTTTATTTGTACGCCCAAAAACGCCTCGCTGCCAGCACCAACGCCCACATAGTATGTGTCCGAATAAAAACTTCCCGGCCAGCTTCCGCCACTAAGTCGGATAAAACCGCCATAATCAACAGGCACCGTATTTCCTTTGCTTTTTTCTGCATAAAAACTACCTGACTTTATCGAGCCGATAGCATTTTTTATGGATTTAACCGCTTCGGCGCTGGCGACTTTTTTAGACAAGTCCGTGCTTGCCATAATCTCTTCTAACGTCAGTGCGTCGGATTGATTGACTTTATCGTCCTTTAGCTGATTAACTGTCTCCTCATCCGCCGCGCCGATGTTCTTCCTCGTCTGCGTCTTTTGCGCATCATTAAGCGTCTGCGCCGTATACAGCACCGCTTCCTGCGGCGCATCCCTGCCGGGGTCGCCCTTCTCTCCTTTCTCGCCTTGCGCGCCGGGGTCACCCTTTTCCCCTTTCTCTCCCTTTGCGCCGGGCTCTCCCCGAAGCGACGCTTTCTGCTCATCCGTCAGGCTTTCAAATGTCACCTCGCCGTCCTTGCCCTTTGGCCCTTGCGGGCCAGTGGCTCCGGTTTCGCCCTGCGGCCCCCGCTCGCCGGTGTCCCCTTTTTCGCCCCTCGGTCCCTGTGCGCCGGTGTCGCCTTTCTCGCCTTTCGGGCCTTGCGCGCCGACAAATTCCCCGTTGTCGAGCTTCTTTTGCACGTCGTTTGCCGCATCGTCCGCCCGTTTGGCGGCCGCATCCGCGTTCTTCGTTGCCGTATTTGCTTTCAATATCGTTTTTTCCATTTGATCTGAAATTTCTTTCAAGCGCTCGTATTGCGCCAAAAGCTCATTCAGATTTGGAACAACATGTGTCGGATCAATTACGATATCTCCGCCTGCCTTACTTACGAGCAAATAAATCCTCGCAACCGATATAACACTTTGGTTTTCGCCTTTAATCTGCATGGTGCATTGCAATCGTCCCGCCACTTCGTAACAGGACTTGTCCAGCGTTGCGCAGGCATACCCGCTCGCATCGAAATCTGCATTCAAATATCGCGTCGCTTCATCCTGGCGCTGAACCAGTAGTTGCGCCGTACACCCTGTTAAGTCGATCGGTTTGCCGTTTTCCTGTGTCATAACGCAGATTTTATGTGCTCCTGCATCGCCTACGCTTGCCAAAGCATCCCAAACAATTTCCGCTTTGGGTTTCATCATATCCACTATCGTTCTAAATACGTAGTAGGCCACATTCTTCCCCCCTTTCAATAATTTCCTCCGGTATACGAGGTCACAAATGTCTGCACAAACAAGTCCGCTTGGATTCGCGTCAGCTTATCCGGTACAACAGACACTTCGTGCCACATCCCGCGCACAATTCTTCCGTTGTTATCCTTACTCAAATATGGAATAACATCAATCTCACTTCCGCTCACTTTTTCAGGCGGAATCGCAGTTCCGTCCACTTTAATCGTCACACCTGACGCAATTTCCCCTTCATAAATGCCGTACCGAATCTCATGCGTATGGCTTTGCAATGTAAAAGAGTGGCTGTGTGCCGGAATATTCACTTTATGCGTGTGATTCGGAATATCAACCGATACCGCCGGAACCGTGACCGCCACGTTGACCATGTGATAATGTGAAAAGTCGTGACGATGTGTCATATCGTGTTTATGGCTTCCAATCGAGTGCGTGTGGCTGTCAAAGCTGTGCCAGTGACCCATGCCGTGGCTGTGCGCGCCGGTGCTGGTCGTGCTGCCCGCGCCGTTGTAGCTTGTATACCCCGTCTTGCCGACGGAAACGCCGTCAAAAGTGTGCCGGTGCGTGTTGTTAGAGCCATGAGAGTGCTTTCCCGCTTCGTCCGTCGAGGTCATCGCGCCGCCTTCGTTCCGGCTCACGCCGGTATTGCCGCCTCCCCCAGCTCCTGTTGTCCCGCTGGACGAACCGGTATCTGACACATTCCCTCCGTCTATACTTTTTGCAAAACTCGTATTAGCATTGACCGTTCCATCCTGCATCGGTGTGCCGCTGGTAATTGCCTGCGCCACGGTACGCTGCGGCACAGATACCGTCGTTGCGCCTCCGGCCTCGCTCGTCTGCGCCGCCCTCCTGCGTCGTGCGAACATCGCCGCCGCCCGCAGCCGCGCCCGTCTCATACGCTCGGAAATTCTCAAGTTTCCAGCTCAAGAGCACCTGATTGATTTTCGCACAGGCCGTCGGCACATAGAAGTTCATCACCGCCGGATGCGACGCATCCGCATTGTCGCTGGCCTGCATGGCATACAGATTAGTCGCGCCCTGTGCATACTGCGCCGTGATGGCCGTTTTGGCCGATATGCTTTCCAGCGTACTGGACACATCCGAAGATTGAGTTGCAATCTCAACGGTCATATCTAACGGATTTCCTTCGACGTCGCTTTTTTCAACCGATACAATTCGTTTGTCGAGGTCAAGTTTTGCCCGTGTATCGTTGAGACGCACGAGCTTCCCTTCGTCGATTAAATCCCATTCCAGCCCCGTCACGCGATAAAAATCCAGCGCTTTGACGGTATAGCTGTACATCGGGTTTTCAAGCTCACGCAAATAGGCTTTTCCCTTCGCAAAGAGCGTCGCTTCGTCGCTGATGGAGCTGTCCGTCAGCAGCTTGCTGATAACGCCATACTTGCTGATATTGGGAGAATCAATATAGCTTTTCCCTGTCGGATTGACCGTTCGGATGCTGGTTTGGTCACACCTTCGCCGCTGCCCATGCAGTACAGCCGCGTACAGAGATTGGAGATATCCCGTCCCCGCTTGATGCTCTGCTCATTGCGGCCGTAACGCACCTCGCAGTTGCGCGCATCATCTGCCCGAACGAGGTTGATTGTCCACGGGTAGCTGTCCGTGTCATACGTCCAATGATAGTCGCTGTCGAAGCACTTCGGGATTGAAAAAAGCGCATTGAGCAGATCTTCCTTTTCCCACGAATACTGAAACTGATATCGAAAATCGCACCGCCCAAGCTGCCAGCGCTTCACCGTCTGCAAGCTGAGCAAATGCCGGATGATATCCTCGGTATAAACGCCAGTGCCGCCCATTTCCAGATAGCCGTCAATGCGGTCATCAAACAAGAAGGCGATTACATGCTCCAGCTCATATTGAATGAACTCTCCTTCACCCGTGATATCCGATTCGGGCTGATCGCAAATTCGATATTTGCCAACGGATTTATCACCGTCCACGATGTTCACGATGCCGTGAACCGTTTCACAGAGGTCGTTGTCCGCATCGTCATCGGCAGGAATTTCAAAACTCGCCGTATGCAGGTCGTTGAACATTCGCTTGTAGCCCACCTTGGAAGCATGGCGGATGGTTCCGATGCGTGTCATATCGCGATTGTAAATCGGAATCCTCAATCACAACCACCTCGCCCGTGCGCTCACCGTCACCGAAGCCGCTGCCGCCGACGCGCTCATAATCTCGATGTTCATTGCGTTCGGAGGTACAGAAGGAAAGTCGCCCTCGCAGAGCGCCGAAATCATGCTCTGGCCGCCGCAAACCACAGACAGGTTTTCTCCATCCACTCGCAGGCTCTGACCGCCCGTGAGCGAAAATCCGCCGCCATACAGCCGCGTTTGCCTCTGCTTTCCGAGTCTGTCCCTGTACCTGATGCGAAAATCCAAAATCGCCGTGCTGCCCGTATTCATCACATCCAGCGTAAGCGGCGTTGTATAGCCCATGCCGCGCGGAAAGACCTTGCTCAAGTCGATGGTCTGCCACGTCCCCGCCGCCAAGCTCACAGCCTGCGTAGCAGTGCTCATCGCCGCATCCTGCCATAAAGGCTGCTCGGCAAACGAGATGTCCATCACGCCATTTTCCCATTTATCGCATGTCAGCGATGCTTCATCCTCAATCTCGGCCATAATCGACCGGCTGATATCCGCATCCATCACCAGCTCCGCGCGTCCTGCTTGCAGGAGCCACGCCGCGACATCGTGCATCCGCTGTGCGACCTGCTCATCAGTCAGCCGCGTCCCTTCCTGCTCTCGATTGACGAAGTAGAGCTTTCCGCTGACTTTTCGCTCTTTGAGCATCAGATCGGCGCGTTCAAAGCGCAATGTTCCCGCCATGCCGGACACCTCATATTTGTTCAGCACAGGTGCCGGAACAGCCGTCTCCTTGTCGAGTACGAACATGCAGCCCATATCGTTCAAACAGTGCTTTCCGCCGAAGGTAAAGTTGTCCGCACACGGGTCTGCTCCGCCGACGGGTTTATCGTCATACTGGCGATATCGCCGATAATCCACACAGGTGAAGGTCACCTTGAGCCGCGCTGAAGCGCCGCTGTACGTCAGCGCTTCCGTCCCTGTGCAGCGCGCTTTGTAATATGTGCCGCCCATGCTGTCAAAGTGCAGCTTTTCTTCACCGCTTTCCTCCAGCCACGCTCTGACCTTTTCCAGCAGCAGCGGAAGCGCCGACCTGTTTTTTGCCCGCATAAGCAGCTCTACTTCGATTTTGCGCACCGTCGGTACGCCGACGCAGGCCAGCACCGCGCCCCTGCGCGTCACCGTCTGCCACTCCTTTTCAGCCAAAAAGCGCTCGGACACGGAAGTTACCTTCACGCGTCCGAGCTGTTCCGGCTTCACCCCGGCAAATTCCATCAAATCAGCACCCCCTGTGCGCTGCGGCCGGATACCGTTTTCTTCGCTTTGTCCGCGATAGACTTTGAAACGGTCGGCGCAGTTTTCCGCCCAACTTTTTCGCCGTCCATCACCACATCGCCGCCAAGCGCCCCGGATTCGATGAGTCTGTCCGCAATCATTCTGCCGACTGCACTCGCATATGCTTCCCGATTCTCGCCATCGGAGAGGCTGTTCGCCGTCTCTGCGGCAGTCTGTCGAGCGTTGGCGCGCGCCGTCATCACCGTGCCGACAGACGGGTCAGAAAGCCGCGTCTGCGCCGTCATGGCGCGGATGGTATCTTTCACCGCCTGTGTGGCCGCTGCGGCCATCATGCCGCCAGAAAGGCCGATAGCGCCGCCCGCGTCCATATCCCGACCGAGTGCAAGCGTCTCTCTGCTGGGGCTGTGCGCATCGGCGGCCTTGCGCATAGCCGCGACCGCATTGCGTACAACAGTCCGTGCCGCGCTGGACAGCATCCCCGCCATCGAGTTGATGCCGCTGATAATGCCGCGCATCAGGTCATTGCCGAGGCTGTATCCCGTGCTGCCGTTCAAACTGTCGCGCATTGCATTCACCACCGCATTCCCGGCATTTCGTACCGACAGCGCCGCATTGCCCTGCATGGCCTGAATCCCGATGGATACATTGGTCATCGCCATACGCGCCGTATTGCCGAAGCTCTGAACCGTCGGCTCGAAGGTGGTGTTCATCGACGCAACCAACCCTTGAACGGCGGTTGCGATGTCCGTTTCTTTCCCCGAAACGCCGTCGCTCACGCCCGCTCCGATGTTTTCGCCCGTGGTCTGCGCGTTGCTGGCCGCAGTCGTGAAGTTCTCTGGATCCGTCGTCGTGTTCATCGAGGCAATAACGGAGTTCTTCGCGCCTTCCGTTCCCTGCTCTGCGCCGCTTCCATAACGCCCCATGTCTGCCTTGCCTGCGGTCTCCATGAAATCGCCCACCGCCCCGGTGATCTGCTCCATGCCCGTATTCAGCGCATCCGATGCACTGTTCCAGATGCTTTCGTCTCCCAGCGCATCGGCCAGCGAAGCCGGAATCTCAATACCCAGCGAATTACAAAGTGCAATCAGCGCATCCGTGCCATTGCCGAACGCATCTTCAAACTGCTCAACTGCCGCTTGACCAGCCTCATACAGTTCTGGATATCTCTCCTGCAATCCGTCCGCCATTCCGGCAACAATCAATCCCGCCACCATCATGGCCTGCTCATTGGAGATTTCCGCTCCATCCTGAAAACCATTGATGACCGCCTGATACAGTGCAACGCCGGCCTCGCTGAAATGGCTTTCATACTGTGCCAGCACGCCGTTAATATCGAACTTCTCGAGGGACAAATATGCCGCAACCTGTTCGAGCAAAGTGCCCTGCTGTTCACCGAGATATTTGGAGACGAGCTGGCTGCCCTTCATCGTCGCGCCTTCGGCATTGGTGAACATCATATCGGAAACCTTCGTCCAGTAGTAGTCCGTCTCAATGCCAAACCAGCTCATTACGCTGTCCAGCGCGCTGGTGAAGATTGACCCCATCATCTTCATCAGACCTTCGCCGATATTAAGCATGCCGAGCGCAATACCCTTGCTGAGCGCAAAGACAAAATCTGCGCCGCACTGCACAATCTTGGTCAGCCCTTCCGGGGAAAGGATGTACCCGACAATCGCGCCCGTGATATCTCCGAGAGCGTCCATACCGTTGATGATACCCTTGCCGAGATTCTGAACAAAACGGGTTAAGTCCGGCGTTGTCACGATATCGTTGACAGCGTCGATAATCGCGCCCACCAGACTGGTAGCAACCGTTCCGATGGAGGTTCCCCAGTCTTTATCGTTAATCAGTTCCAACAGGCTTCCAATCGCCCCTGCAATATCTGCCGCTGCTGTGATGGTTTTCTGAATCCCAGTCACAACGCCGCCCAATAGGCCGGATGCCAGCGCAGAAAACGCCGCTGTGAACGTATCCCATGCGCTGAAATCTTTCAAACCGCCGACAAGCTCCGCCACAAATTCGGCGGCTTTCGCCGCAAAGGTAGCCTTGTTGCTGATGATGGATGTAAGAATCGTCGAGGCCAACGCGGACATGTCGCCAACTTTCGCCGCCAGTTTTTCAGGCGTAAGCGCTTTGAAGCTCGCGGCGATCTGACCGACAATCTTCTCGCCTGCATCAGACCATGCCCCGCCATTTTCTCCCTCATCGCCGAGGAACAGCTTCTTGAGCCAGTCTCCCGCCGCACCGAATCCGCTCTTAATCCAGTCCCATACGGTGCTGCCGACATCTTTCCATGTACTTTCTTCGGTCAGCGTGTCTCCTAGGATTAAGCCTTTAAGCCACCCTGTCACGGAAACAAAGCCGCCCTTAATCCAGCCCCAAATTTTCGCCCCCGCATCGCCCCATGTGCTCTGGTCAGTCAGCGAATCGCCAAGAATCAACCCCTTGAGCCAATCCGAACCGAAATGGAATGCCCCTTTAATCCCTGCAACAACGTCTGCCCATTTGAGCGTTTTGATGTAGTTTTTTGCATCCACAAAAGCCTTCTGCACCGTCTTGCCGAGGCCGCGAAGCGTTTCTTCAAGCGCCGTCAAAACGGTGACACCCAATTCGCCCCACTTCACCGCCTTGAATCCCTTGAAAATGCCCTTGGCCAGATCAATCCCAGCCTCCAGCAGATTCGGCGCATTGCGGATCGCTGCGGCCAGCACGGATACCGTGGCCGAGACGACGGATGGAATCAGTTTCGGCGCGCCCTTGGCGAAACCGTTCAGCAAAGACGTTACCGCCTGTGCGCCAACCTGCGCCACGTCCGCCGCATTGTCAGACACAACGCCCGCCAGCGACGAAAACAGGTTCATTCCCGCTTCGGCCGCCTGCGGAACAATTTCAGCAAGCCCCGTTTTGAGCGAGGCAGCCAGCTTGGGAATACGCCCGGAAATATTCTTGATGGTCGATTGAACCGTTTTATCAAATGTCTTGAGCTTCCGTGCCCCGATTTGGGTATACTTTTCAAACGCTTTGCCCATATCGTTGCCCGCATCCATCGCGGCAGTCCCAAAAAGCAGGAACGTTCCCGCCACAATGCCCAGCGGACTGACCAAGGCTGCAATCGCCGGGGCAATCTTCCCCGCCAGCATCAGCGCTTTACCTCCGTACATCAGCACAGGGCCAATCGCCGCCGCCAAAATGCCCATCTTGAGGATGACCTGCTTCATCGGCCCATCCAACGCGTTGAACTTGTCCACGAGTCCTGTCATGCTCTGAATGGTCTTTCGGATTGCCTGCTCATTCAGTGTGAACAGCGCTACATACGCGCCCTCAACAGCGGACTGAAACAGCGTCCAGTCGCCCTTGGCATTGGCAAGCACTGTCGCCGCCATTCGACCTGTTGCGCCCTCGCAGTTGTCAATGGAAGCCGCCAGTTTATTAAAATCCTTGTCGCTTGTACTCACGATTGCCAGCAGGCCGGACATTCCCTCCTGCCCCGCCAATGTCGCGGCATACAGCGCCTTTTCCTGTTCAGTCAGGCCGGAGAATTTCCCGCGCATTTCGGTCATGAGCTGACGCAACGGTTTCATTTCGCCCGTCGATGTCGTCATGCTCAAGCCGAGTTCCTTCATCGCCGTCTTGACTTCCTTGGTTGGCTTGGAAAGCCTCGTCAATAAAGCGCGGAGCGCCGTGCCGGATTGGCTTCCTTTGATGCCTGCATTGGCCATCAGTCCGATGGCGATAGCCGCGTCCTCAATGTTATAGCCAAGCGCGCCCGCCACAGGCGCAACGTATTTGAAAGTCTCGCCCATAAGGCCGACGTTCGTATTAGAGTTTGATGCGGCTTGTGCCAGCACGTCAGAAAAGCGCGCTATGTTTTCTTTTTTCGCTTCCAGGCCAAACGCCGTCATCGCATCCGTAACGATATCCGACACATCAGCCAAATTCTCGCCGGAAGCTGCCGCAAGGTTCATAATTGGTTCAAGTCCATTAATCATGGCACTCGTTTTCCAGCCTGCCATCGCCATATATTCGAGCGCCTGTCCTGCCTCAGTGGCCGTGAACTGCGTCGTCGAACCCATTTTGAGCGCTTCCGCGTTCAGCTTTTCCATTTCTGCCGCTGATGCGCCGGAAATGGCTTCGACGCGGGACATCTGCGAGGTGAAATCCATGCCGGCGCTCAAAATGCTTTTTCCTATTCCCTTGAGCGGATCTGTAACCATGGAAGAAAGCGTCGATCCTGCCCGAATCATGTCCGCGCCGATGCCTTCCAGCTGTGTCTCAATGGTGCGAATCGTCCCCGTCATGCCGGACGCATCCAAATCAAAGCTGGCAAACAGTTCGCCGACCTTTAACGCCATGTTCTCACCGCCTTAAACCGAAACAACCGACGAAAAAAAGGCTTCCGCAGCTTTGCGGTCAGCCTCATCATCGTCCTCTGGATTTCTGCGTTGTCTGTCCTGCTGTGCGCGGATGCGTACCGCCACCGCTCCATACGGAGACAGGTTGCAGGACAGCGCAACGAAACGCCGCCATGACAGCCCCTCGATCTGCTCGGCGAGATTGATGCCGTAATCCCGCTGGAAATCGGCTTCAATCGCATCCCAAACGTCGAGCAGACTTACTTTTTTGCCGCATCCCCCGGCAGCTTGGAGCGGCTGTCCTCATCGCTGAGTTCCTGCCCATCTTCTTCGTCGAAATCTTCAACACCGTTAATCAGCGCGAACGTTTTCTGCACGAGCAGCGACAGCATATCTACCGTCATGCCGGATTCACAGATTTCGGTCATCGCCTTTTCGCCAAACAGCGCATCTGCCGCCGTGAAGATCATCTTGCTGTACGCCGCATTGCGGGAACTCTGGTCAGCCAGTTTCTCCGCACGCGCCATCATCAGCGGCACAATCGCCGGAATTTTGGGCGGAACGGAATAATCCTTGCCGCCGACGCGCACCGTAAGGTTTTCGCCCTTCGCTTCCTGCATAAACGTATCAAACTCAAGCACTTTAGCCATGTGTTTTTCCTCCATTCACTTCAAAAAAAGAGGGAGAAGCGCTTCGCTCCTCCCTGTTATATGTGCTGCCACTCTTACGAGGCGGCCGTAACGGTTACAGCAATGCTGGCCGTTTTCGCGCCATTGACGCTGGTGATGACGATGTTCGCCGTGCCTTCCCCAACCGCCGTGAGCGTAAAGCCGCTTTCGGTGATATCCGACACCTGAACAACGCTTCGCTTGTTGTTGGTCACGCGAAATCGCTGATTCGACGCATTTTCGGGCGTGAACTCCACGTCGATGAGCTTCGGGCTGTCGCCGACCTTCATTTCCAGCGTGGCCGCCGCCGTTCCGCCAGACTTGGCCGCGACGGTCTTCACCTGCACATACTGAATCGGTTCGGCTTCGCCGACCTGTTCCAGAGACCACGTCACGCTGTTATCGCTGTCGTCGCTCGACTCCTCGGCGCTGGTCACAACGTAATCCGCAATCCAGCCGTGACCATACGGGTCAACGAATTTGAGCGTACAGTCGGAATCGCATCCGCTCATTTCGGCGTACTCGTTCAGCATCTCCTGTCCAGGGTCAACCTCGCCGGTCGCTTCAATAACCTTCTTGTCGCCTTCCAAGTCGCAGGAGCTGGAACGCTTGGTGATGTACGGCTCTGCCCAGATATCGGTGTCCGCGCTGCCGTCCTCGGTTTCACCCTCGATGGTGCGCGTCAGGCTGGTCAGGCCATAAATCCGCACGAACTGCTGCGTGGCAACGTCGAGAATCGACACCACCCAGTTGCGGATATTGACAGGGCAACCGTTTTTTCTGCCCTTCTTGCCCATGTGCTTCCCTCCAATCAAAAATCACAGTAATAAATCAGATAGTTGCTGGAATACAGCTCGCGTCCCCTTGTGTCCGTACCGAGTCCCTGCGCAGAATTGACGGTTTCCACCCGAACGCTTACGCCGTCTCCGGCCATGAATCCGATAAAGCCCTCCAGCTCTTCGGTAATCCTGCATGCCGTTTCATACGGCCATTGGGCATCGCCGACACCGCCGCGCGTATAGATTTGAATCCTCGCGCCGTCTTTGCTTCCCGAAAACCCCGTATCCGTGGAAAAAATGCAGATTGCGCAATCCGGGCTGTCCGGCAAATGCCCCCAGAAGATATTCCCGTCCTGTTCTTCCGTGGCACATAAGCCAAGCCCCAAAAATTCAAGATGGTTGGCCATCTGTTCGATCAGATTCACGCGCTTCATCCTCCAAGGTCTTCACCCATTGCGTCCGCCAGCACGGCCAGCGCTTCCCGCTGAACGCCCTTATCATTGATGGGGTCTTCCAGATACTTGGCCTTTCGGCCTCGCTGGTGACGAAAATGCCGATTCTCATGCTGAACAACCGCATACGGCGTATCGTATGAAATCGTGCCGGATAAGCCATCCTCTGCCACATCCACAACGCAGGAGTTTTTCAGCGGCCCCATGTCCAACGGCACCTGATCTTTAGAAACAGATGCGATATGGTCAAGCATGGCAAACGTTCCCCTTTTGCTGCCGGACTGCACCTGCCGCTGAATCAGCGTTTTGTCGATTTTGACGCGCACTTTGCCGTGTCTGCTCATTCGAGCTGCACTTCCAAATGCGAATACGCCCCGAATCCGTGCATTTGGCTGCACTGAATCACGCGCATTTTCGTACCTTCGCACTCAATGATGCTGTTCACGGGAATCGGCGGCATTGGACAGAACATCAGCGCGGAAGCCACAGTCTCAACAATAGAGCCATCAGGATTTTTATAGACGACTTTCGTCTTTTTCCCGAACTCCATCCTGCATTTTCGTACTTCTTCGAGGCCGTACAGCGCCTTTCCGCCCGCATAACGCTCAAAAGGCTTAATGCGCGCCTCCTGCGTCATCAGCATATCAATCAGGGACATGCTGCCATCCTCCCTTCAAGCCCACGATAAAGCAGCCCAGCCAGCAACAGCTCGCTGTATGCCGCATCGCAAATCGTCTTGCGGGTCAGTTTGCCAGTGAACGCCGAATCATCAAACGATGCCGAAAAGTGGCCGATTGTGACCGACGTTACCCCTTCGGGTAAGCTCATGCCCACAGCCGCGCGCCGCTGACGCTCGTGTTCGATCTGGTAGTTGACAGCCCGCTCAAATGCAGCCCGCTCAAAATCGCTGATTGGTACATTCGGAAAGATGAATCCGCTCATCTTCGCCCGCATGTTAATCATGTCGTTTTCCTCAATGGGCATCGGCTTATCTTCATCTCCTCAAATGAAACTTCGGACGGACAACCCGCACCCGCCCGATACCTTCCGGCTTACGCGCCGGTCGCGGTATACTTGGCCGTAATCGTCACGGTGTTGCCGTTCACACGCTCCACAGTGACCTTGGCCTCGGAGGTCTTGGGCAAGCCGCTGATATTGGCCGCGCCAAACGTCGCCGGGAACATATACCCGTCCTCAGCGGTCAGTGTCACTTTGGCCGTATAGACGGTAGATGCCGCAAAGCTGTCCGCAGCCGGCAGCCATTCAATGCCCGCCGTATAGCCGTCACCGCCATCGTGCGCGGCCTGCGGAGCTGCCGCCTTGACGGGCTTCGTTACCTTGAACGTCGCCGCATCAATAGTGTGAACGGTCGTCGGCAGAAGCACGGCAAACGGGTAATAGTTCGTGCCGGAAACCATGTTCATCGGCTTCGGCAGTGCCCAGCCAAGGCGCATGACAGCTCGAATTGCGCAGCAATCCTGCTGGGCAAGGTTGAGCAGCACCTTGCCGGAATCGTCGGTGAGAGACGCTTCCGTCAGAATCTTGTAGGTGATATCCTGCCGAATTGCATAGCGCATGAGGTTCCAGTTGCCAGCCAGCAGAAGTGCCTGCTTGCCGTCGAAAGAACCATTCATCGGGAAATCAATCTCGCTGCCGTTCAGTTCATACAGCGCTTTACCCGCCGTGCCATTGCTGTACGCCAGTCGGAAAATCGGCTGTCGGTTCGCATCCACCGCGCCGCGCAGCTTCGCACGGAGCTGAAGCGCACCGATAAAGGCATCAACAGGCAGACCCTTTTCCTCAACGAGCGCAATCACGCCGTCCTCGCCGTTGATGTCCTGATACAGGTCGCCAGTCATCGGGCGCACCTTGCCCGCCTTAATCGCGCCGCTGACCAAACCTTCCGGCCACGTGTCCGGCTTGTTCGTGCCGTGGAATACGGCCATGTCGATGACCTTGGCGAATGCCTCCTCGATGCGCGGCTGCACCTCGCCCCAGATGTCGTAATCCGCATCATCCAGCACCGCGTCAGGAATCGGCACGATGACGGCGACCTCCTCCGCCACGATGTTGACCTTTTCCCACGTCAAACCGCTGGTCGGCTTGAGGCCAACGTCGCCATTAACGAAGCCAGCAGCCACAGAACCCGTCAGCACAGGAATCTTCTGCTGCTTCGCCGTCATGTTCGGCATACGGTAGCCGCGACGCAGCGCCACAGAACGCGTTGCAACGTTCTGAATAATCGTCTTGGATACCTGCTCGGGAATAATCGCTTCCGCACTGTTGCGGTTAATCATGTTCATGTTGTTCTCCTGTCTGTCCTTTCGGACGGTCGATTATCGGCCTGCCGCACGGCGAATCTCATCATTCACCTGCTGGTTAGTCGTTTCTGCACCTGCGCCGCCGCTGTGTGTATCCAAACCACCGCGGCCGCCAGTCAGATTGCCGAAAAGATACGGCTGTGCAGTTTTCATCGGGTTAAGCTGATCATCCAGCCCTTCAAGCCTCCCGTCCTTCTGCGTCACCTTGTCCATGTCAATCAGGCGCACCAGCAGTTCGGGGTCTCGCGCGCCAGCATTTCGCAGCTCTGCGAGAATCAGCCCCCTCTTCGCGCTGTCGGCGATGGTCTTATCCCGCGCAGCCAAGTCAGCAGTCAACTGCGCGACCTGCTGATTGAGCGCGGCCGCGTTCGCCCCGGCTGCCTGCGCCTGTTGGAGCTGGGTATTCAGTTGGGTAATCTGCGAGCTAAGCTGTCGCTTGTCCGCGTCATACTTGGCCTTGGGGATGTATGCTCCATCTCCCACATTGGCGAGTTGGATGCCCTGTGCAGCGGCCATCTTCTCGGCAAACTGGCCGAAAAGCTCCTCACCGAGAACGGGCTTGAGGTAATCATAGTTCGGGGTATCAGACATTTGCTTTTCCTCCTTTTTCTGGTCATCCGCTTTGACTTTTGGACGGGCTGTCTCCCGCTCGGCGGAGCGCGCGAAACCCGCGCGCCGGGCAAAACAAAAGAGCGCTCTCCAAAAAGAATCGCTCTGATGGTCATGGATTATTTGACGCTCGGCAGTCCGGCATCCTCCAGCATTTGCACCGTATCGGAGACGAACTGGCTCACAGCCTCCTGCACATCCTGCCTATGCGCCATGCAGTAGTCCTTGTCGATCTGCTCAATCTGGAGGATGATTTCGCCGGAATCATAGGACAGCCGTAAAGCAAGCACCTGCCTCTTTTCTTCGTCCCGAAGCGTTCTGCTAAAGCTCCTTCTCTCCTCGTTGCCAATCAGCATAGATTATTCCCCCTTCTTTTCTGCCTGTTCGGTGGAACTGTTAATCATGGCTTTCAGTCTGTCAAATGCGTCTACAACGTTGGCCGCCTTATACGTGCTGCAAACATGACGGCGAAAAAGCTCGCTCTGACAGGTATGGTAATGCAAATCTGCCAACGCACAGGCGTTAAACAATTCATAGATCTGCTTCGCATCTTCCATCGTCAGACAAACCGTATTTTTCTGCACCTGTTATGCCTCCTACTTTTTCATTTTTCGCGCTGCATCGCTGAGCTTCACCCTGCCGCCCTCGCGGTCATAATGCCGAAGAAGCGTCGTCGGCGCGTTCTGAATGTGCTGGCGTGTAATCCGCTGCCACTTGCGCACCATGTTGAACGCTTCCCGTTCTTCCTCCGGCGTTGCCGCTGCTGCCTGCCGCCGTTTATACCTCCGAATCTGCCGTTCACAGTACCGTTGGCGGCTGCGGGCTGTATACCCTTCGGACGGCTGCTGTACAGCCTGCGGTCGACTGCGCAGTGTTCCATGCGTGATGCCCTCGTGATAAATGGAAATATGATGCAGACACCGCGGATGGAACACTCCTGCGGCGTAAGCGTCATCCAAACTCGGATAACGATGATTCGTTCCAGAAACGGAAACCACAACGCCCTGCCATGCTTCACAAAGCGGGCAAGCATCCATGTGCGATGAAATCATCGCCAAATCATAACCGTAGCTCTGCATAGTATCGGTATACCCGCTGACGGTCGCCTGCGTGATTGCAGTCAGCACCGCCATTTCCGCGTATGTTCCCATCTGCCATGTCCGCCCGGAACGGTCAACAAAGGACGATATGCCCTTATCGGCAAAGTCCCGAAGGGCGCGTCCAACCGCTTCCCGATAGGTGATGCTACCCGTTGCCACGAGCGCCGACGCATCGGCTATCACATCCGCATACGCATCATCGCATTGGCGGAGAATCCTTCGGTCTGCCGCATCCAGTCGCCTGTTGAGATCGGACAAGATATCGGCTACCTTTGCGCTGTTCGGCGCAATATGCAAAATGCCGATGGATTGCGCATATGCTTTCGCATCCGCAAAGCACCATTTCTGTGCGTCTGCATAGGCCGTTTCCAGCGTGTCCGATGTAATCTTCCCTCTGTTCTTTGTCAGAGCGGCAAGCAGCTCGGAAAGTTGGCGGTGTACCTGCGCTGTTTCGGACAGCTTTCTTTCGGCCCATCCAGGCGCGTTCACACCCTTCAGCAGCCTGCGTGCAACGCGGCGAATCATGGTCAGCTCCGCTTCGTTGTAAACCTCAAGCACCTGCTGCGCAAGGCTCTCGTATTCGCCTACGGGGATTGCCATGCTTATTCATCCCCCTATTCCTCCTGCTCATCTTCCAGCGGCGCATGCTGCTTATTCGGCAGCGGTGCATAATCACCCAGCCGCGCATCCGGCTCATCCATGCCGATTCCGTTTTCCTCATAAATCAGCTTGACTTCGGCAGCAACCTGCGTCTCGTCCCAATCAGGATGCAGCATGCGCACCTTTGTCTGTACGCTAGCCGACTGCGCGCGGTTAATCATCTCAATCGTGGAGGATGTGGTCGCCATATCGCTGGCAAAGATGCCCGGAAAGCGCACATGCACATGGATTTCCTGCGAGCTGCCCTTCTTCGGGTACAGCCGCGCGTCAAGATGGAGCATGGCTGTCAGCAATCCTTCCAGCGTATCCTGCCAATACGTCTGCTTTTTGGCACACGTTGAATAGGATTTCTTCTCACGAATTCGAAGTGCCGTGCCAGATTGCGCCATTCCTTCAATGTCGATGCCGAAAGTCTGCGGCGAATATCCTGCGCCTGTGACAATTTCCCTGACAAGCGCAACACATGTTTTCTGATGTTCATCCGCTCTGATGGAAAATTGAGAAGGCGTAATCTTATTGGATTCACCATCGCCACCTAAAGAACCGCTTTGGGTGTCCAGCGCGACCAGCGTCTCGACATCTTCATCAAACTCAAACGTCGGTGGGCGATTCATGCTGTCGCCAAACATTTCTTCCGGCTTGCGTCGAAGAAACTGTGCGGGAACAATCAGCCGTGCTTTGGCCAATCTGATATCCCGCATCCAGCTCGAATAGGATTCATCAAGCGCATCCATCAGATCACGAAGATTGTCATAATCGCTGCGCCCCATGTACGAGCCTCGGAACATCCGATTGGGTTTGATATTCGGCACATGAACGGCCAGAATCTCATCCGTTCCCGTGCTCACTTCCGGCTCAATGCCCAGCTTTTGCACCTCGTCATCGCTCATCTGTGCACCGAGGCTGTCCAAAGTGCCGCGATAAAGTCTGGTGGAAATCCGCTTCGGTTCATACAGCTCATACGCACGGATGACGCTCTGAACATTGCCGGACGCGCTGCGTTCTTCCTCAATGATTGTGAAGAAGTGAATCGCCCGAAGCGTTCCAAGCCTGTATTCCGGCCACGCATCATCACCCTGCACAACGCGAATCATCGGGCAGGACAAGCGCAGCACATCCCATGCAATTTTGAGATACACGTCGCCGAGCGCCGCCGCGCTTTCCGCCGCCTCGTTGAGCAGCGCCGACATGGCGTTGATTCGCAGAATCTCCTCCAGCCTTTTCTGACCTTCTCCGTTCGGCTGTTCCTTCATATCATCCACACAGATGATTTTGGGATGTTCACCAAAAAGCAGGTCGCTGCCCGTCGTGGCAATGTCAGCCGCAATCGGCACATGGATTTTCTGCTTACTCGCCCGCCGCCAGAAGGATTTCGGCTTGGCCGTCTTTCTCAACGCCTTTTCTGCGCCGCAATAAACAGCGGAATATGGCGCATAATACGCGCTTCGATGCGCCATCAGCGCCGCCCACGCCTGTTCCGGCGCAAGCACAGTCGTCTGCTCGTCCATGATTCAATCCTCCCTGTTTATCCAACCGTCGCCAGATATCCGGCATATGGATAGATGCTGTATTCGGAGCTATCCAGCGCATCGACGGGGTACGAACCATTATCCAGCCGCATCCATTCGCCTTTTTCATAGGCTGCCTCATCCCACGTTGCCATCTGCAACGCCTCGTGCCACGGCGCAAGATGTTCGGCCACATGATACCGCCCCTGCATCAGCAGCATGCAGACCAGCTCAATTCGTGCTCTGATGCCGTCCGACTTATCCGTTCCGATGACCGTAATTCTCCCCATGCCCTGCTTACTTAGTTCTTCCCGCAGAGCAGCACGAAAAAGTTTTGCCGCACTATCCACATAAACGTTGGCAATTTGTGGATAAATCCGCGTCCACGGTTTCAGCCATTCAGCAATGGCCCGCGCATACCTCGCCTCGGTCATCTTCTCGCTGATTCCCTGTTTATGGTAAAGGCCGTCGATATGCACCACATCCCGCCACCCCGACGTGATACCAGTAAGGGTTGCGCAAGTCGCATCTGTGCCGCCCACGTCCACGCCAACGGCCATCTCGATAAATCGCTTTCCTGCAATCCATTCGCGCCCTACGGCCACCTGATCTCGCACATAGCTGTCATAAATTCGGCCTCGCGCCGATGTGCGCAAGCCCTGAATGTCCGACTGAAACCAGATGGAACTTTGTTCGTATTTGGCAAGTTCTGTCCGAAGCTGCTCATTGCTGAGCGATAAGTTGTCCAGAATTGTAAAATGCTCGTAGTTGTAGCCGGGGTTCTCTCCCCGCTTTTTCAATTTGTCCTGATAATCCAGAAATTCATGATAGAACCAATGGCTTGGCGGCTTTGGGTTCAGGTCAAAAAAGACCTGCCGCCTGTTCGACGCAAGCGTTCGGTCGATACACTCTTTCACAAAGGTTTCGTGACACTCGTTGACCTCAGTAATATATACCGTACCATAGCTGTTGCCTTTGATTCGCGCCGCATCATCCGCTTTCTTTCCTCCGGCAAAGAGCACAATCTTCTGCCCTCTCACCGATTGGATGAACAGACAATCTCGCGCCTGATACTTTCCTTCCCTGCACCGCCCATCAAAAATCGCTTTGAGACCGAAGCCGTTTGAATCCAGAATATTCATCTTCGCCGCCGATACCGATGTGCCGGCCGCAAGGTGTATTTTGTCCGGGTGCGTATCCAGCGCCGCCGCCCACGCCACCAGATTGATGATGTTCTTGCCCGCGCGTTTGCCGCCCTCAGCGACGTTGAGCCAGCAACTTTGACAGCGCCGGATATACTCGGCCTGCTTCACTGTAAACGGTGCGTACTTTATCACGGTGTTCCGTCCTCCTGCCCCGTCACATCATCCATCGTTCTATTTGGCTGCGGGTTGCGAATCAGGTCAGCCAGTGCCGTGATTTGCGCATTGGCAGAAGCAACCGCCGCATCGTTGTTCTCGATTGTCGGCTCGTCGCTCTGCCCCAGCATGTTTTTGCCGAGGAAAATTGCCATCGCAGGGGATTTCTTCGCAAGGTTGAACTGCATGCGCCTAAGAGATACCTTGCCATCCTGCGCATATATTTTATAGACCTCCGAAAAAGTCTGCTTGTAGGTGCGTTTACACCACGCATTCAGCGTATCTTCGCAAATCCCAAAAATACCGCAGATTTCCGTTTCGGTACACTGAATTTTGCAAAGCTGCTCAAATTCCAGCTTGGCAATCTCCTTCCTTGGCCGTCCCCTCTTTTTTCCCATGGTCACCCACCCTTTCGGGGCTCACAGCCTTTCGGTATTTTTCGTTCAAAATCATGGGAACACAGTTGACCCAAGAGATATTATGATGCATACGCCTGTGCGTTTCTCCCATCATGGCCACCGTAACGCAGGAGGGCATCGTCATCACGCTGTAAAACGATTTGACGTATGTTCCGACATCGAGATAGATATCCGTCAACCCGCCTGCATTGGCCTGCGTCTCTTTCTGGATAAGCGACGCGTCTGTGACAGAAAAAATCTTCTCGCCACGGCTGCCGAGTGTGACGTACATGTTCACATCCTCGTTTATCGAGCCGAAAAACGAAAACGGCCTGTCCACACGGCAGAAAAAGGCGTTCATCGCCTTTCTGCTCAGCTTCTTCGCGAAATATTTTCCGTTCAGCCCTCCGATGTAATCACCGCCCTGCGACAGTGCCACAACCAGCGAACCGGATTCATACAAAAAATTAAGCATTGCTTCGAAAAGTCGATCAAGATCTGTGCAGTGCTTCGCCGCCAGTTTCCCGCTCTTTTCAAAGCGAAAATCGAACGCTGTATAATCATCGTCCAGCTCAAGGAATGATGACAGCCCCAGCCGCTTTGCAATCTCAAAGCAGGAGTTTCGGGCATACAACACGATATTATGCTTTTCATAATTGTCCATCGTATCGCTGTGCTTCATAGCTTCCAGCTTATCAAACACAATCACATTTTCTTTACCATATCGGGCTATATACTCATCCTGCTGTTCATCTTCGTTATCAACGACGATATAGATTCTCCCTGTATATCCACCCTTACGGAGCGTCGGAATTGTATATACTCTGTCCGCGCGCCCGTGTGAGAGAATCAACACGGCAAAATCATTCCGCATCGCCGCCGTCCTCCCCGATCATGTCCCGAATCGTTCCGTTCAGCTTGGCATAGCCCTGCGCAATGGCATCATCCACGTCGATGATGACCAGCGCCGAGTGTTCCATGAGCCGCTGCATCTCCGGCGTTGCCTGTGCATAATACTCGGCAATGGCTCGGTAATTAAAAACATTATGCCGCCTCGCCGCCTGCACGAGAAAATTCTTCTCGTCCTGCGTTACACCGGAAGCCTCAATCTCTCGAATCAGCTCATCCGTTCTGCCGCTGTCCAGCATATCCGCAAAGTTGGGCATTTCGCCCCTGACCTCGTACTGCGGGATGTTGATGCTGCTGGTATATTTGCCGTCCTCCCCGCCTTCTTCGCCGGGCAGTTCAAAGCCGAACTGCTCCATGTCCAGCCCCTCATCCGCGATGTCGCCCAGCACATCATCCAGCAGGTCGTCATCCCACGGCGTTTCCATCGTGCTCTGATTATGCTCAAGCATATAAGCATCTCGGTCACGTTTGGAAAGATGGTCAAGCATGATGCACGGAACGCCTTCCGCCGGAATCCTGATTTTTCCGTCCTGCACAAGCTGTTTCAGCGCTTCCAGCCGTCCATGCCCTTCCACCACAACGTGTTCTTTGCCCCATACGCCGATAGGGTCAAGGAATCCAAAATGCAGAATGGAGTTTCGGATATGCTCAAGCTGCTTTTTCGTGTGCTTTTTCGGATTCTTGGGATTCGGGCTGAAAGCCTCAATCGGCAGATGATGTGCCGATTCTGCCCACTTGATTTCTGCCATGTTCTTTTCCTCCGTCGTCCTTGGGTTTTTCATCACGGCGTTTCAAGCACGCCGCAAATGGGCAGTAAGCCTTGCCGCTGGATGTGCTGAGATAAACGCAGCTCAAGCAGCGATACGGCGCTTTGACCTCGCTTTTTCTCATAAACGCCTCCATCAGCAGGGTACAAAAAGAGCCGTCCGGGTTTTCGCCCGTCGGCTCTCTGCTGTTCACTTTTGACACGATAATTATAGCACGCGTAAAATAGCCTGTCACGGTCAAAACCCAGATAAAAAACGGTCAAATTCCGGCACTTGGCGCATTTTTCTCCGATTTTTGAATCCTCCTCATGCCGAACACCGTATCTCGGAAGCTCTCTACCTGTGCAATCAGTTCATCGTGTGCCTCCGCGTTGGCCACGCAAAGCAGCCCCAACCGATTCTGTATCATATCCTGATAGTAGTCACAGATATCATTGGCCTGCTGAAGCAGATTGGTCAGGTTACCCAAATCCGCATCCGTCATGCAGTATTCATCCTGCGTTTCTTCGGGCTCAACGCAAAGTTTCGGTTTCTTCATAAATTTCTCCCGTCTCCCCGTCTGGCCGCTAGGTCAGCCTGCTTTTTGTTGGTCAGGCGGCCACTACCGCCGCATTGAGGCGCTGCCAATCGCTCCTGCTCATCCCCAGCACCGTATAGCCGATGCTCTCCATCTCCGTCGAGCGGTCGTAGCTTTCTACATCCTGTGCCGCTCGCGTAATGGCATTAGATAAGCCATACAAGGACAGATCTCCGCCGCGAATCAAATGATCCAGGACACCGCTTCCCTCCGCTTTGTTTAAGCCGTAATCTGCGGCCGCCAGCTCCACCATCTGTGGAATGTCCGTACTGGTGATTTTGGCTTCTTTCGCCTCCCGCATCATTTCGATCACCCGTTCAAAACGGGTCTGGTCTACCACCGCTCGAACGGTATCTCTTACCTTGAGTAGCAACGCGCGGTCATCGGCCGCCAGCGTTTCACTGCTGTACAGGGTGTAATCCTCCGCTGCTTCGTTTCCGCGCCCAACATGGTATTTTCGCGTTCTGGCATCGTTAACCACCATACCATTGGTGCAAACCAGCCTGTATACGAGCGGCTGAATAGACATACTGCCCATGCCGACCTCGGAATTGGTAATGAGGATGCCCGATTGCACAATATCACCGGGGACGACCTCCGCCGTCAGCCGCGGATTTACCGCCTTGAGATACATCTTGCTTTCAGTAATCTCACAGCTTTCAATCCGCACATCCGGCATTTCGGCAAGAATCGGAAGCACAGCTTCTGCAATTTCGGCATTATCGATTCGCCGATACCGTTCGGAGAGAAACGCCCTCGCGTTGCCGTCCAACGTGCGCACCATTCGCTTTTGCGGGGTCATCGTGAACCAGCTGTTCACATTCTGCGCCAGCAGTTCGGGATTCTCCGCTCGCATCTTATCGTAATACTTAGCAGGGATGCCAAGCGCCGAACCGATCTGACGATGGGCAATTTCTCCAACACCCAACAGCGTACTGACGTTCTTGCTGTCATTGCGCATCATCATTTGATACGCCCCGGCTTCGACGAATCCCATCTCTAAGTTACGAGTGTCCAGCAGATAATCCCGCTTCGCGTTTCTCTGGCGCTCCAACTCCTGCGCCAGTTCCATAAGCGATCGTCCATTTTTCATTTTGCATTTCCTCCTGTTGGTCATTTCATCAGCCTTTGGGGCTTTGTAGAACGCCCAGCATCCGGGCGTTCTGAAAACCTCAACTGTCAGGCGTGTGCATAGCTTCTGCGGCGATCAGGCAGATACGCTTCAATGTAGATATCATCCTCGCGCTCTTCCATATCGTTGGAACAAATCTCGCATTGGAAGGTCTGGAAATCTCCGTTTGCCCCTTCCGTGTAATAGCCGGTCACGCGGCAGTCCTGCTTACCCGTCAGCTTGCAAGCAAGCCTCTCTGCCTTTCTGATTTCTCCGCGCTTCGGTTCATTCATCGTTTTTTTCCTCACTTTCTCAATGCTCGTTCTTGATGCACCACTCGATTGCGTGCCCTGCATCCTCAAAGGTCTGCTTGGCAACCTTCAAAAGCTCCAATCGGCACTCATCCGCTGAGAACCACTCCTCCGGGTCATCGACGAAGCCATAGACAGCAGCTTCCGTTCCTCCTTGCCAGTTCGTTTGCGCAATCAGAACTCGGTCACCGAACCGCATCATGCAGTCATAGCAAGGTCTGAGGCGTGTGCTGAAGCTCTCCATGCAGATGCTCTTCGGGAAATCAATCCACTGCTTTTTCATATCCCGTTTATCTCCTTGTTCTTTGCGTTTAACTTGTTGCACATATAATACACCATGTTAAATCGCATGTCAATATGTTTTATAAACTTTTTATTTATCTTTTTGGATTTTTTCTCTTTACACATGAAGCCTACATGCGATATAATGGGTGCTGGAAGGTGATATAATGTTTTCTTTTAACAAGCTCTGGAAACTTCTGATTGATTTGGGCATGTCAAAGACTGAATTTCGGCAAAAAGTCGGACTTTCTTCTACGACAGTTGCCGCAATGGGTAAAGGTACGGGTTTAACACCTAAAGTTCTTGCCCGCATCTGTGAAACGCTGCATTGCCAACCGGGCGACATCATGGAGTACATTCCCGGTTCTTCGACTTCCGAATTTCCCCATGAAACAAAATAAAGGCGTCGAAATCGACGCCTTTTCTTTATGCCTCATTCATCTGTTGCGACACCTCGACCATGCGCTCCAATCCTTGGCGCATCACATACTTGAGCGCTCCCTCGGTCATCCAGTCCCCGTATTCATCCGAGTATCGTTTCACCGTTTCCCGCCAGCGCAACCCGCTGACCAGATGCGCCATAATAACAAACCGCTCACGTTCCAGCAGCGCGGAGAGGAGGATATCAAGCATGTTTTTTCTGGCTTTGAGGCTTTCCAATTCCTGTGTATCCGCTCGAAGACTATCTATGTCGGCCATCGGCAAATCATTCATCAGCACCATAGCCGTCCGCTCCGTCGGGCTGATCGGTGATCCGTGCGCCACGGGCATATCTGTAATTTGAGGAGAACCAAGCTGCGTCCCTGCAATAAAACCTGACCCCCTGTCCAGACTCGCTTCTGCTCGGCGAATGCGATACGCAAGCACATCCATCCGCGTACACATTTTACGGTAGTCATACAGGTACGTCATCAGTTTTGTCTTCGTCATACGCGCTCCGCTCCTCCTCCGTCATTATTCCCAGCAGTAATGCACGGTCAAGAACCAGCTTTCTAAGCTGCATCGCCTTACTTATCGCCCTGTTTGCCGTTTCTGCCAATTCGATGGCAGCTTTCGCCTTTTTGTCTGCCGCCTGCCAGACTGCTTGCCACATTGCCGCCGCTCCGAGTGCAAAAGCCACGCTCGCCAGCACCATCAGTTTCACTATCTCCAGCATGCTTTCCTCCGTTCCCCCACGCTATCGCTTAAAACGGCAGTTGGTCGTCGTCCACCTCGGTGAACCCGCCGTAGTCGCCATGATGCTGTGGAGCACTATCCGTCCTGCCGTCCTTGCCGGCCGCCTCGATGTAGCCGTCCTGTGGGGCGCTCGTCGGTGCGCCGAAACTACCGCTGTTCTTTTGCGACTGCGATGTTAGAAATTCGACTTCCTCCGCGACGATATCCCACGCTACCCGCTTCGCGCCGTCTTTGGCCTCATAAGTACGCGTTTGAATCGAACCCGTCACCGCAACTTTTCTTCCCTTGGACAGGTAGCGGCTGCAAAGCTCGGCCAACTGCCGCCATGCGACAACGTTCAAAAAATCCGTCTCCTGCTGCCCGGTTTGAGAATTACGAAACCGTCGATTCACCGCGACGGTAAAGTTGCAAACGGGCGTACCTGCGCTCGTACTTTTCAGCTCCGGGTCTCTCGTCAGGTTTCCTATCAGAAATACTTTGTTCATTCCCCTTTTTCCCCCGTTTCTTTTCGTCCGTATGGCATATCTGGTCTATTTCTTCATCACGCCGACGCTTTTCTTCGTCAAGTGCCCTCTGCGTGACTCTCATACAGGAATACGAACAGAAATACACATATCCGTCAGCTTTCCCTTTGGCTTTCATGGACTGTTTATAAGCATGCTGCGGTGTTTTATAGAACGGTTTCCCGCACTGCCAGCACTTACAACGCGTCCGACTTACCATTCCGCCATCCAGCGATGCCGTTCCATGAATGAACTCGTGAATTTTAGAATCACTCATCCGGCACAGCCCCCTTCTCCTGCTGCGGCTCATCTCTGGGGTGATCTTCTGGGATGCCGCACATATTATGCCAGCGCGTGTGCATATCATAGGCGTGCATCCATGTCATATCGCTCTTCTTCCATTCCCGTAACCCGTCCCGAATACCGTAAAGCATCTGGTACAGTGCCGAATCAACCGTCATTCCGCCTGCCCCAGTTCCCATCAGCGGCATAAACACTGCCGCGTCGGCTGTCATGCTCAGCTCGTTTTTCACCGTCAAGACGGCCGCGCGCGCCGCCTGATAGACGTAATCTGTGCCGACAATCTCCATCGGAATCTGCATGGTCGGCACGTAGATGACATTGGGGGAATTTGCAACTTTCGCCCGAAGTGCCGTCCCGATGGGCATTTCTGGCCCATACAGCTGGGCAATCCTCGTCTGGATGCGTCCTTCGATGTCCGGCCACGTCTGCGCAACAGCCAAATCAACGCCGCCGTCCATCAGCCCAAAGCTGTTGCCCGAAGTCACGACAACATCCCTGCCCGTGACTTTCCCCTGCTGTGCCAGATCTTCCAGCTTGCCGCATGCGGCCTGCATAGTCTTTTCCCGCTTCACGGCATTAGAAATGAACTCGCACACATCCTGATTGGGATGAAAAAAGATGATTCTCATGCGTCCTTTTCCTTTCTCTCGCTTTGCTTTCGTCAATTTTGATGACAGATATGACCAAAAGCACTGCAAACAACATACTGCAATAATCCAATGGGCTTCCGGACCATCAGCGCGCTTTCTTTCTTTTCTTCGTCGGTTTATTGCTCATCGTCAGGTACCCCGTTTTCTTTTTACGAAACAGCCTGCCCAAAATCTTCATTTTCGTTCGCTCCCTTCATCGCGCAAAAAACTCGCCAATGCGGCTTCTTGCATATTCTTCTTCCGTTGCGCTGAACCAGTATTGAACGATTTCACCGTTCTTTTCCCCCTCAATGCAGATTCGGTACTGTGGCCCATGGCTGGTGCTGCTCGACCTGCCCGTATCCGCATCATAGCGATATGATGAATAGGCTGCTGTATAGCCCTTATCCACCACAATTCCGCACTGAATCGAATTGCGTTCATTTTCAACAAAACCGACAATGCCAAGGGCAATCAGGCACATGAGCACCGCAAAAAAGACCATTACGCCGATGAATCCCCAGTCAATCCGCCTCACCTTGCACCTCCATTTTCTCTGCCGCTTTAATCCATTCTCTCGGAATCCGTCCATCGAAAGCCCTCCACTGCTCTGAATATGGATATCCATCAAAAACAATTTCCGCACCGGGAACGGCTTCGGAAAGCTGCTGCCTATCGAAAATATTTTTCAGCCACAAATCGGGAATTTCAATCGTCAACCGCCATGCCGTCCGGCTATACTGAACAAAGTTCTGCGTTGCCCAGCTTTGATGCGTCGGATCGGGGTCACAGGTCAGCCACACCCAGCCCGTATACATGACAAAGCCTTTCTTCTCTGGAACAACGACTCCGCCCATCGTCAGGCCATCCTTCAAAATACGCCAGAGCAGTTTGTCGGCGCAGAAATGATAGATTTTCACGGCTTTATCCTCCTCTGCTTTTCGGCTCTGATATCGTTCAGGAAATACAGCCACCTCGGCTGGTCGATCTGCTCATCTCCGAGACTGTCCGCCTCGATGATGTCCCTTTCCATAACCGTCAGCGTCTTGCTGTCCAGTTTCGACAGCAACGGTCTGATGAAATCTATCACCAGACCTGGCATATAGGTCTGCCGACCGATGCAGTACCTCACGGCGCAAATCAGTACCGCGCCGAACTCATTGTTCTGGTCAGATATCTTAATCATTCGTCGTCGCTCCCTCCCAAGGAGTTTCTTCCATCTCTTTCTGCGTCGGTTTTCTCAACCAGCAGCGCCATTTCTTACCGTACTCATTTTGGAGCAGGTTGTCATCAGGCAGACCAGCAGACGAATATAAGACATCAGTTTCGTCATCTTCCAAAAACATCGAAGCTGCAAAGACGGCACATGTGATTTCTTCGTCCTCGTATTTGTATGGCTCGAATTGTAATTCAAGCCAGTGCATCACTGTACCAAAGGTGTCCACTTCGGAGTTTCTTACTTCCTCCAGCGTCAGCACCCTGTTTGTCATCGCGTCCTCATGCTTCCGCAAACGGTCGCGCAAGTGGCTGTATCCGCTAAGCGCTGCATATACAGTCGCAACCGGGCAGATATCAAAGACGCAGTCTGAAAGAAGCTGGTCTTGTTCTTCGGAGGTCATGGTCTGATCTGCAAATTCTGGACATCCAAATTTTGGACAAAGCTCCTTGAAGCAAAAATCCGTAATCTGCATATCCTCATCGCCATAACGGATGTAGCTCCACCCGTCTTTCCCATAGACCAAATTGAGCATCACCTCGAAATTGCCTTTCGGGTCATCTGTTACCATTTTCGGTAACTTTGATAACGCAGCAATCATCCTTGATTCTTTTTCCGCCGAGTATTTACACATCACTGGGCGCTCGTAGTCATTACAGCTTTTTTGAAAAGATGGACATCCTTCGTTTCGACATACACCTGCCCATGCGTTGTAATGTTTACATCTCATTTTCTTACCCTCTGTAATCCTTAAAATAGTTTGTCGTTTTGAATATTTCTTTCCGATTCACCCACCGTGCAAACCTTTTCAATTCATGCGGCGGCTCTCTACTTGTTATAAAATCTCGATATGGCTGGGCAAAAACCTCCGCTCCCATATCTCGCAACGCCAACGCACGCCGTTCCGCCGATTCAATGTCCTGTACCAAAAGATACACAAAGATTCTGTATGGCTTCACACCTACTTTTCCCAACTGTCGAATCGCATCTTGGACTATCACCAGCATATTGTCTGTGTCACAGCTCATTCGGATGTATTTTATCCATTTCAGTTGTGACAGTATTTGTGCAATTTCTGGTGTAATCATTCTTGCATCCAATCCTTGATTGAAATCAACTCGTATATCTTGTCCTATCATATCTGCAATTTGTTCAAGTCCATGTGTGCATGCCAAAACATTATTGTCCATGAATACAATGTCCCGACTATCCAAGCGTTTAATCTCTCGCCACGTCCGATATGGTCGAATCTGCCCTTCTTTACGCGGTACAACACACCACGGACAATTTCGAATACATCCCCGTGTCAAAAATCCGATAGCATGATGGCATCGTGGATAAATCGAGTAATCAGGGAACATTGCATCGACTTCTTCTGGAAGCTCATTCATCATTCCGTATCCTGTCCCACCCTTGATCGCGTCTGGCGGTAGATAGGGGTTTTCGGGGGTGAATGTAAAAACTTTACTGCTATATATACGGTCATACGTCAACAAAGGGTTCCACCATTCCACATTGTCACCTTGCTGTTTATGATAGGCAGATATCTTCATCAAAGCTAGGTTTGGAAAACTGGTACGGTCATTGTCATGAAGTGCCACATTCATCTTTGTTTCTCCGTAGCTTTCAGCCATTTCATATCAATTTCGTGACCTCACGAAATTGGTCTTTTACTTATCCCACGGGAACTGCTGAACGAAATCGACACCCATAATCCCTCGCAAACTCGATTTCATAAAAATTGGAGTCTTTTGCTGCGCGGAACAGTATGCCAGCTCATCAATCCAGCTCTTTTCTGGAATAACCTTGCCTTTCCGATTGCCCGTTTCCGCGCCGACAATAATCCAATCTACCCGCTGTTCCGGCGGCGTGTCGAAGTAATTCAGCCCGGTAAACGGTGCAAAAATCGGTTCGATAGAAACAAACGTTTTTGCCCTTCCACAGAAGAAATATTCCTGCATCGGGTTTTCGCAAGTCGTCCCGTACCAGAATCGGTCATTGTTCAGCGGCAATATGCCCGCTTGAATCAGCTTGATATATCGTTTTGGATTCTTGGTCAGGAACAGGTAGCGATGTTGCGGTGCAGCTTTGCAAGCCTCAATTACCGCGCTGATCCACTCCGTCGGCACCCACTCGCCAAACAGATCTGCCATGCTGCACACGAAGATATCGCGCGGTTTCGTCCAGCGCATCGGCTGATTCAGCCTGTACCTATGAAATGTCGGTTTGAACCCAAAGGGATACGGAGCATTTGTCGTCTTTCCGTCCAACCGCGTCACTTTCAACGGCTCGTTCAATTCAATGCAGGGCAAAGAACTACGGCACATCGCTGAATCATCGCTCTGGTCATGCCCTTCATAGCGTTTTGCCATGCCTCTGGCATAGCAATATAAACAACTGTGCAAACAGCCCGTAACAGGGTTCCATGTTGCATCCGCCCAGTCGATTTTCGTTTTATCCATTTTCCAACCTCATACTTTTTTGTCGAATATGTCACTCATCATCGGATTCCACTGTCTTTTCATATCTGTCTGGCTCATGGGCATAGCATCGGATGCAGAACATGCACGCCGTCGGTTGTGGATCATTCTCATGGCTGCATCTGCCGCATGCGTCCCTGTACGCCAATACGCAAATCTCCTGATGCTCGGCGATGGGACACGATTCTCCAATATACGGGCTTTCAAACCGTGTGCACCGCCCGTCCTCAAACGCTCTACACTCCATTTGTTTACACCGCATTTTTCTCATCGAGCAGGTCAAATAAGGTCGGCGCGGCAACCTGTGCTTCGGCCGCACGCATGTAGCCCACGCCGTCGCGGAAGTAGTCAAGGTTGAGCTCCACGCCGACACCGCGCCGTCCCATGTCCACCGCCAGCTTCGGCACGGTGAATAACCCTGCAAACGGGTCAAATACTGTATCGCCCGGATTGCTGTATCGGTTGATGAGCCTTTCTACAATGTCCAGCTGAAGCGGGCAGACGTGCATCTGCGCCCGCCGTTGGCTCTGTGTCGTATTCAGCGTCCGCATGCGATTGATGTCATCCCATACTTCGTCTGACCAGCTTCCCGGCGCAACCACCATGAACGTAGCAGGGAGTTTGCCTTCCGCATCGAGCTTCTTTGCCAGTTCGACATGCTCCTCATAGCTATATACGTTCTCTCTGCTGAACTGACGGTACAGCTTTTGCAGTTTGTCCGTCGGTGCAGTTGCCAGCTCGGCCTTTCCAACCAGACGGTCGCCGCTGGAACGCCAATAGCCGTGCGCATCAATTTGCCATTGTGCGCGGGTGTAGTCCTCCTTGCTCTTGGCCACAGGCTCATCCGCATAAGCGCGGCTCGTGTCCGTGGGCAGCTTGCGAAACAACAGAATGTATTCCGGGCATCCAACGCCCATCTTCGTTCCGTCCTTGCATTGCTCCGTCCAGCCGAGGCGGTAGGTCTGGTTGTTTTCCCTCACCACGTCGGTGACAACGGTGATCATCCCGAAATACTGGAATCCCGCTTTCATGTAATACTCAATGCACAGTGCGTGAAATGGTTCCATTGTCGGCATGCCCGTCCCCGTTGCATTTCCGAAAAGTACCCTATCCTTGACGTGGCAGGCGAATACGCGCCCTGGTTTCAAGATGCGAAGCAGATTCGGCGACAGGAAATCCATTTGCTCGAAAAAACGCTCCGTATCCTCGTTGTGGCCGAAATCGTTATAACTTGGCGTGTATTCATAGTGATTGGAAAACGGAATACTGGTAACAATCAAATCCACGCTGTTATCTGCCATTCTTGCCGTTTCCTCTACACAATCGGCGCGCACCGCTTTATACCGTTCTCCGCAAATTTCAAGCCGTTCTACACCCATGCTTCTGCACATCCTCTCCATAATCAGACCATCATGCAACCCGTATTTCTTGACGATGGCAACCATCTGACGTTGAAGCTCCTCATGCTGCCTCCATTTTTTGAGCAACGCTTCCTTGACCTGTGCTTCACTCTCGACATAAATAATGTCGATTACAACTTCTTCTGTTTGCAGGAAACGGTATATGCGATGAACAGCCTGTATAAAGTCGTTGAACTTATAATCAATTCCCAAAAAGATTGCTCTGTGGCAATACCGTTGGAAGTTGCAGCCCTGACCGCTGATTTCTTTCTTCGTTGCCAGCAGCCGTGTTCTTCCCTCCGAGAAATCCACCACACGCCGTTCCCGTTCGTCTAGATCCTGTGTACCGTAAACCTCTACGGCCTCCGGCAATGCGTCCTTTATCGCATGGCGTTCGCTCTCAAGGTCGTGCCAGAGAATAAAATGATCTTCGGGCGCGCTGTTTACAATCTCGGCCATTTTGGCGACGCGCACGTTCAAACTCTCCCGTTTCTCTCGTGCTTCATCCTGAATGGATACCGATGCGTCACGGATGAGCTTGACCTGCCCGAATTTATCCGTTCCCGCGCTCGAATGGTCAACAGACAGCTCATGCCAATTCACCGTCAGTTTCGGCAAATCATAGCCTTCGTCTCTATATCCCAAATCGCTCGGCTTTGAAATCAGCAGTGCCCAGCTCGCCACCCACAACCAGAACTCCTGCTCCTTGTGTGGATATAGCGTCAGATGATTTGCCTTCGTGCTGTCCCTCTGGAAAAAGCGCGTGAGCGCCTGGCCGGAATCCATCACTTCAAGAAATGCTGCATAATGAATCAATTCCTTATAACGGTTCGGCGACGGTGTAGCCGTACAGACCAGCTTATACTTTACGCCCCGGAATTTCTGTAAAAACGTTTGATAGGTCTTGCTTCCAAAGCTCCGCAGCACACTCGCTTCATCCAGCGCCACCGCACAGAATTTCTTCGGGTCAATGTCTCCGTCGCGCACTCGTTCGTAGTTCGTCATCACAATCTCGCCGTCGTATGCATCCGCTTCAGCCTGCGTCCTGATGTATGGCGGCGCTTCGTAGTGCAAAAGCGCAA